ACGAGCCGCCGCAGTGCGAGTACATCTTGCAATGTCTGGACACCGCCTACAGTAAAAAGGAGACAGCGGACTTCTCTGTCATCTCGACGTGGGGCGTGTTCTATCCTGATGCGGACTCGGGCCCGAACCTGATCCTGTTGAACGTGCGCAAAGGCCGGTGGGACTTCCCCGAACTCAAGCGCGTGGCCAAAGACGAGTACCAGTACTGGCGACCAGACAACGTCCTGATCGAGGCCAAGGCCACTGGCACTCCACTGCAGCAGGAACTCCGGCGACTGGGCATTCCTGTCACGATGTTCTCGCCCGGTGGTCGCAAAACAGGGCAGGACAAAATCAGCCGTGCCAATGCCGTTGCTCCCATCTTGGAATCAGGAATGGTGTGGTACCCAGAGGGCAAAGAGTGGGCTGAGGATTTGGTCGAGGAGTGTGCTGCCTTTCCCAACGGCAACAACGATGACCAAGTGGACACGGCGGTCATGGCTTGGCACCGCTTCCGTCAGGGCAACTTTATTGCGTTGGATACGGACGACACTGACGAGGGCGAGCGCAGCACTGAGCCTGTTGAGTATTATTGACAGGACCCCTACAATGAGGCCATTTCCCTGACCCAAGGACCACGGACCATGGCCCAAGACCTCATCGACAAAATCCGCGCCGCTGCTCAGGCGAAAAACGTGGACCCGGACGTTGCCGTGAAGATCGCTCAGGCCGAAAGCAGTCTGAACCCTGAAGCGGGAGCCAAGACCAGTTCTGCCAAGGGCTTGTTCCAGATTGTCAACAAAACGTGGTCCGGGGCTGGTGGCAAACCGGGCCAGCAAAAGAACCCGGATGAGAACATTCGTGTGGGCACGGACCTCATTGCCAGCAACACAGATTTCCTGCGCAAGAACTTGGGCCGTGATCCACGGGCCTCGGAAGTTTATGCCGCCCACTTCTTCGGTCCCACGGGCGCATCCACTCTGCTGGCCGCCGCCCCTGACACGCCCGCCTCTTCTCTGTTTTCTTCTGCGGTCCTTAAAGCCAACCCTCAGTTGCAGGGGATGAATGCCGAGCAGATTCGTGGAATGTTGTCAAAGAAAATGGGGGAGACGGCAGCGCCCGCCCCTGCCCAACAAGCAGCAACCCCTGCCGCCCCCACTCCTGCTGAGAAGATTGTCGAGCCTGCACTGCGCTCGGGCATGAGTGCGCGGGCCACGGACCTCGGACCGGGCTATCAGGCCGCTTTGGCGCTTTCCTTTCTTGGAGCTGACGACGAAGACAGGCCTGAGAGTGATTCGGATTTGCAGGCGCGGCTGGATCGGGAAGAGGAGGACACGGCAGCGGCCCAGTTGGCTGCGTACAAGCCGTTCAATGCTTTGGCCTCGTTGGATTTATCCAATGCACCGGTGCAGCAGTTTGCTGACGGTGGGGAAGTGGAAACGCCCATGCTGTTTTCCGTGCCCACTTATGCGGAAACCGTGAGCCACGAGATGTACCCCGGGCAGGGTGGGCAGTTTGACCAGAAGGATGCGGCGCGGCACATGCTGGCTGCGGGCACTTTGGCTCGCAAGTATGGCCCGGGCGTGGCCGAGGCCATGGGAAATCTGCATGAAATCAAGACATCTCCGCTGGCTTGGATCGGCTCCAAGCTCGGAATCAGCCAGATGCCTGTCGATTACGAGCAGGATTTGCACAACAATCGCGTGGGGATTGAGCTGGCCAAGCGCTCCAAGAGCCAAAAGGACCTTGAGGACCTGATCAATCTGGAAGCCGAGCGGGCCAAGAACCAACAAACCCCCGGCGCGGCGTGGATTGGCAAGCCCGTGCGCCGAGCGGATGGCTCCCCGCAAAGTGGAGAGCAGGCGTTGACCCTCGAGGAAATCGCCGCTGCGTCCCAACCGGCCACTTTCAACCCCAAAATTGCTCGCCAGGGGGAAGCCGCTCGCTCTTTGGCAGCCCAGCGCGACGTGAACACGCTCCCCGATCCACGGACCTATGCTGCGGTGAGCGGTTTTTTGGGCACTCCGGTCGATCAGCAGGGTTTTTCTGTATTGCATCCGGACTTGGAAGGCATCAAAAAGGCCGGGGATGTGGGTTTTTACGCTGGGACGGCAGCCCAGATCGCTCCGGCAGTCGGGGCGATGCGCAATTTGGCCGGAAAAGGCGTCACGGAGTCGGCCAAGGCACTCGAGGGGCTCAAAAACATCCCGGTTGGCGCCTCCGTCAAGCCCGTGGAGCCCTTTTTCCGTCACATGCCAACCGAAGAGGCTCCGTTTGTGGGCCGTTTGGACGAATTTGTCGCGGGGATGCAAAATCCTGTGCGCAAAGACCAGTTCTTGGGCCAGCTCACAGGCAAATTCAGGGACTATGACATCGAGCGGGCCCAGCGGGCACTGGCGGACCTGCCAGCTAACGCCAAACTGACGCCCTCAGACCTCCTGAACAAGCTCAAGGAGCGGTACGATCCCGCCAACATGCGCACCACGGTCCTTGACCCGGAAGCGGACCGCTATTTTTCCAACATGGACAACCCATACAAGGGTCAACCAGTGGGCGTGATCCACCTGAGCAGCCATGTCAGCCCCGAACAGCTCTCTCGCATGCAAAAGATGGACGAGCTGGAGAAGGTCTTCTACCGGCTGCGCCGACTTGATGAGAACTCCACGCCCGATGTGCCGGGAACCGAGATTTTCCGAACCGATCCGATTGCCAACACCCAGGTGGAAAGACTGATTGCCGTGCGCCAAGACGCCATCGATCAATTGCGCCCGGTGTCCGAGGCCAAGCAGTTGATGAACGACATTCGCCACCCCATACTGAGCCCGCGCTACGACAGCCTCTACAACCAAATCTCCGATGAGATTAGTCAGACGGGCCAATATCCCCGATACGACATGGTCCATCAACGCGTCAAGGACATCATCATCCCGCAGGCTGAGGCCCGCCTTACTCAGATGTTTGGGGAAGTGCCCGCGTCTGAGCGAGCACTCAAAGAGGCGATCAAAAACAAGTTTGGTGAAGACTGGATCAACCAGATGAGCAAGGCCGAGAAGACTGCGCAGGATATGACCGCTGACTTCCGCCGCTACGTTGTCGCCAATGCCGACAAGTACGGAGTGGAGCTGCCCTACTACGGCAAAGGCACCCACTCCTCGCTCAAGCCTCCCCCAAATTCCGCAGGCTTCACCCGCTTTGTTGAGCAAAAGGTGCAGGACCCGGACCGTGGTCCTCTCAAGGGCATCCACCTACTGGAAATCCAGTCAGACCTGACCAGCGAACTCAAGGCAGGGCGCGATGCGGGCTTGAAAAAACACGAGGTGTTTCCAAACATGCCTGAAAACCGCCGCGTCGTGCAACAACTGGGCATGAAAAACGCCATCTCGGCTGCCCTCAACCGAGGCGACCAGTTCGTCACGTTCCCCGGCAAGGAATCGGCCAAGCCGCAGTTGTACGAGAGTGTGCGCGACAACCTCAAACAAGTGGCCAAGGACCTCGGTCCGGGGTTCGAAGTCCGTCCATTTACCTTCAAGAACGCTGACGGCGACGAACTGCAGCACTGGGGCATTACATGGGATGCAAAAGCAGCTGCCAGAACGCAGATAAAAGGCGTACCATTCAAGGATGGTGGCGCTGTCGAGCGAGTGAGCGACGACAATCGTCGCTATCTGTAAGGAACAAACATGCCAATCGAGAAGAACATCACTGCAGATGAGTTGCCCACAGGCGACAAGCTGGTTGAAGTCGAGTCAGAAGAGCAATTGCCTGACATCAACATCGAGTTCGATGAGGACGGTGGTGTGACCATCGGTTTGGGCGAAGAGGAGGACAGCGATGTCCCCTTTGACAGCAATCTGGCCGAGGTGATGGACCCCTCCGCATTGCAGCAGATATCGTCTGACCTCATCGTGATGTATGAAGCGGACAAATCGTCCCGCAAAGAGTGGGAAGAGCAGTACGGCAAGGGCCTGAACATGTTGGGCTTCACGTTTGAGGAACGAACCAAGCCGTTCAAGGGCGCATGCGGCGTCCAGCATCCCTTGATGACCGAAGCCATCGTGCAATTTCAGTCCCAGGCGCTCAAGGAACTCATGCCCGCCGAAGGCCCCGTACGCACACAGGTCCTGGGCAAAGAAACTCGTGAAAAACTCATGCAAGCGGACCGTGTCCGCGATTTCATGAACTACCAGATCACCACGGTGATGGAGGAGTACACGCCCGACTTCGACCAACTGCTGTTTTGGATCGGCTACGGCGGTTCTGCATTCAAGAAGGTGTACTTCGACGAGGACAAGCAGCGCATGGTCAGCAAGCTGATCACGCCAGATGACCTGTACATCCCCTACAAAGGCTCATCGGTGATGAGCGAGTGCCCGCGCATCGTGCACCGGGTGCCCATGTCGGTCAACGACTACAAAAAGGCCGTGGTCCGTGGTCAATACCTCGACACCGCCCAAGCATCCGTCCCGGCAGAACTGCCTCAGAGCACGATCCAAAAGGAAGTGGACCGTGTGACGGGCATTCAGCCCACCACCGAGCCAGAAGAGGTGTCCTTGCTTGAGTTTCAGGTCGATATGGACCTGCAAGGTTTTGAGGACAAGGACGAAGACGGCAACCCCACCGGCATCAAGTTGCCTTACATCATCACTGTCGATGAAGTGACGCAAGCCTGCGTCGGTGTGCGCCGCAACTGGAAAGAAGGCGACAAGCTCTACGCCCGCAAGCAGTACTACGTGCACTACCTGCTGGTCCAGGGCCCGGGTGCCTACGGTTTGGGCTTCCTGCACCTCATCGGGGGCCTCACAAAGACCGCAACGTCCGCTTTGCAGCAGCTCGTTGACGCTGGTACCCTGGTGAACCTGCCCGCAGGCTTCAAGGCCAAGGGCGCTCGCATCATGAATGACGACATGCCCCTGCAACCGGGCGAATTCCGAGATATCGACGCGGGTGGCGCCGATCTACAGGGCTCTTTGATGCCGCTGCCTTACAAAGAGCCCAGCCAGACCCTGTTCTCGCTCTTGGGCTTTTGTGTGGACGCTGGCCGCCGTCTGGCAAGCATTACCGACATGCAAGTGGGCGACAGCAACCAGAATGCCGCCGTGGGCACCACCATCGCACTGCTGGAAAAGGGCAGCGCGGTCATGTCCAGCATCCACAAGCGCCTGCACTACAGCCAGAAGATCGAATTCAACCTGCTGGCCCAGGGTTTTGCCGAGTTCCTGCCCGACAAGTACCCCTACGATGTCCCCGGCGAGAGCCGCTTCATCAAGCGCAAGGACTTTGATGACCGCATCGATGTCCTGCCTGTCTCTGACCCCAACATCTTCTCGGTGGCGCAGCGCATCACGCTGGCGCAAACGCAATTGCAACTGGCGCAGAGCAACCCACAGATGCACAACATGTATGAGGCATACCGCCGCATGTATGAAGCGATTGGGGTGCGGGATATCGATCAGATTCTGAACACCCAGAACGTCGACAAACCCAAGGACCCGGCCAGCGAGAACGCGCAAGCGCTGGACGGCTCCCCGCTCAAGGCTTTTGCTGGCCAGCAGCATGATGCACACATCATGGCGCACTTGATGTTTGGCCTGTCGCCCCTCGTGGGCACCATGCCGCAGGTTGCGGTCACGCTGCAGAAGCACTGCGTCGACCACATCCGCTTGAAGGCAGAGGAACCCACAGAAGCCGAGTTGTTCCAGCAGTACGGCACCGACCCAGAGGGCCTTGTTTCGCCTCTGCAGCGCGAAGCCATGGTGGCCATCAAGGTGGCCCAGTACTTCCAGGAAATGAAGGCAATGCAAGAGCAGATGTCCGGCAACCAAGAAGACCCGCTGGTGGGCCTGAAAAAGCAAGAACTGCAGCAAAACGCACAGCGCGATCAGGCTCGCACCCAGCTCGATCAGGGCCGTCTGTCGCTCGATCAGCAACGCGCACAGGCAGAAATCGCCGACGATCAGGCCAACCTGCAGCTCAAGGCGGCGGCCCTCACTGCCAAGACGGGCCAGGACCAACAATCCATGCTTGCCAAGCACAGCGTTGACCACGCCAACCTCAATCTCCAAGGAGCACAACATGCCGCCCAAGTCGCCCAGCAAAACTTCGACAATGCCCAAGCCCTCTCCGCTCCCAAAGCTGGAGAGACCTCCGAAGGGCAGCGCAGACCTTGAAAAACCCGGCGTGAAGTATGTGTACCGTAAAGACGCGTTTAGAAAGGTGAAAATTGCGTAGGATTGGTGCATAATCCAATCAACCCCTCGGCCACGGGTGAAGTGGCCGCCTCATAGGAGAAATCCATGCTTGAATTTGCCGAGAAAACGCTGTTTGCCATCAAGCGCCTTGAGAAAGAGACGCATGATCGGGTGGTAAGTGGCGCGGTCAAGGATATGGAGCAGTACAAGTTCCTTATGGGCCGTCTGGAGGGGTACAAACTTGTGGAAGATGCCGTCAAAGAGCTACTCGACAAGAACCCTGACTAGAAGGAAAAACCATGGAAGCAACTGCACTGGAGAAAAAGTGGGCGCAAGAAGCTGAAGAGCTTGCCGCCCGAGAAGCCGCAGAGAAGATTGCTGCGGAGGCCGCCAAAGCGGACCACATCGAGCAGGGGGAGTCGATGCGAGAGCATCTTCCGCGCCCCACTGGCTGGCGAGTCGTGGTCCTGCCCTATCGAGGGGCAAAGAAGTCTAAAGGCGGCATCGAGCTGGCCCAAGAGACGCTTGAGCGCCAACAACTCACCACAACGTGCGCGTATGTCCTTGCTGTGGGGCCACTGGCCTACAGGGACACCGACAAGTTCCCCGATGGCCCTTGGTGCAAAGAGGGGGACTGGATCATCTTTGGTCGTTATGCGGGCGCTCGCATGATGATTGACGGCGGGGAAATCCGCATCCTGAACGACGACGAGATTCTCGCGACGATCAAAGACCCAGAAGACATTCTGCACATGTGAGGTAAAAAATGGCAACTGTGATTGATGACAACCAATTAGAGTTTGATCTGGGAGCAGACGAGAAGGCCACCACGGTCAATCTCGATTCACCAGAGTCAGACACTCCCCCGCAGCCAACTCCTGTTGACACACCTCCCGAGCCTCGGGAGATTGCAGGCAACAAGGATGAGCTAGACGCGGTCAACGACAACGTACAAAAGCGCATCGCGAAGCTCACCGCCCGCATGCGTGAAGCAGAGCGCCGAGAGCAGGCTGCCCTGGAGTACGCCAGAGGCCTACAGACGCAAGCGCAGACCCTGCAGCAGCGCCTTGTCCAGACGGACTACAGCCGCCTGAATGAGACAAAAGCTCGTTTGGAGAGTCAGCAGGCTGCCCTGCGTCAGATCATCAAGAAGGCACGTGAGGAACAGGACATTGACACTGAGACTGAGGCGCAGGAACGACTTGCCGCCCTGGTCCAGGATCAGCGCCAGATTGCTCAGTCACTGCAAGAGCAACAGCCTGCGCAAGCGCAACAGCCCTCGCAAATGCAGCCCGTGCAGACGCAGCATGAGCAGCCTGCCGCCCCGCGTACCCGCCCTCCGGCCCCGGACCCTCGCGCCGAGGAATGGGCCGCGCAGAATGACTGGTTTGGCAAAGACCGCACCATGACATACGCTGCTTGGGGCATCCACCAGACCTTGATTGAAGAAGAGGGCATTGACCCGAATTCTGACGAATACTATACTGAGCTGGATCAAAGGATTCGGGACCAGTTCCCGAAGAAATTTGCAGATGCGCAAGCGTCTTCCCAGTCCCCCAGACAACAGCGCTCCGCACCAGCTGTTGCACCTGCCGCCCGTAGTTCGGGAGTAAATAGTGTGCGCCGTACTGTCCGGCTATCGCCGAGTCAGGTTGCTATTGCAAAGAAACTGGGCGTTCCTCTCGAGGAATATGCCAAGTATGTGAAGGAGTGAAGACCATGAGCGAAATGAAAATTGATCGTGCCAGCCGCAGTGCGGACACCCGCGCCAAGACTGAACGCCGCAAACCTTGGACTCCACCCTCGCGTCTTGACACGCCTCCTGCCCCTGAAGGCTATGAGTACCGTTGGATTCGCGCCGAAGTCAATGGTTTTCTCGACAAGCAAAACGTCTATTCCAAACTGCGCGAAGGTTATGAACTCGTGCGACTGGAAGACGTGCCGGAAGAGTATCACCATATTCTTCCGACGATGGATGATGGCAAACATGCCGGAGTCATTGCTGTCGGTGGTCTCTTGCTTGCCAAGATTCCCAAGGAAACCATCAAGGAGCGAAACGAGTATTTCCGCCGTAAGGCTCAGGAACAGTTGCTTGCAGTTGACAACGAGATGATGCGTGAGAACGCTCACTCTACAATGCGAATCCAATCTCCCGAGCGGAGTTCGCGCACAACTTTCCGCCAGCCAACCTGAGGAAGGCTGGTAACCCCAACTTAGCAGGAGCTAACAAATGGCAAACGTCAACAAGCCTTTTGGTCTGCGTCCCTCTGGCAACTTGTCGGCTACTGGTGCCCAAAAACAATACGGCTACCAGATCGCTGACAACCAGTCCGGCGCGATTTATCAAGGCGACCTAGTCGTCGTCTATGATGGCTACATCATCAAGTACGATGCATCCACTCACGCCGCCCCCACGGGCGTCTTCAACGGCTGCCAGTACAACGATCCAACCCGTGCCAACAAGCCGACTTGGAAAAACTACTACCCCGGCAGCATCGACATCACCACTGGCATCATCGCCTGTGAAGTGATCGATGATCCGAGCCAGTTGTTCCTCGTTCAGGCCGATGGCAACGTCACTCAAGCCAACATTGGCAAGAACGCTGATCCGACCGCTTCCACCACTGGCAGCACCACCACTGGTGTTTCCAACGGTTCGCTGTCGTCTGCGTCCATCGCCAAGACAGCTGCGCTGACCTTCAAAATTGTGGGCCTGTACGAGACCCCGGACAATGCTCTGGGCAACTACGCAGTCCTCGTTGTCAAACTCAACCAGCACCAGTACGGCAGCGTCGGTGTTGCATCTGACGGAGCATAATCATGGCCATTACCCGTTCCCAACTCGTCAAAGAACTGGAGCCCGGTCTGAACGCTCTGTTCGGCCTGGAGTACAAGCGCTACGAAAACGAGCACGAGGAGATTTTCTCCATCGAGACCTCGGATCGTGCGTTTGAAGAAGAAGTCATGCTGACTGGCTTCGGCTCCGCCCCGGTGAAGACCGAAGGTGCTGGCGTGGCATACGATACCGCTCTGGAATCGTTCACTGCTCGCTACACCCACGAGACCATTGCCATGGCGTTCGCGCTGACCGAAGAAGCCGTCGAGGACAACCTCTACGACCGTCTGTCGGCTCGCTACACCAAGGCACTGGCTCGTTCGATGGCCAACACCAAGCAGGTCAAGGGCGCTTCGGTGCTGAACAACGCATTCACTGGCGGCGCTTACGCTGGCGGTGACGGTGTTGCTCTGTGCTCTACCGCTCACCCGACTGCTTTGGGTCCCGACTTCTCCAACACGCCCACTGTCCCTGCTGACCTGAACGAGACCTCTCTCGAACAGGGCATCATCGACATCGCAGCGTTCACGGACGAACGTGGCCTGAAGGTCGCTTTGACCGCCCGCAAGATGATCGTTCCGAAGGAACTGCAGTTCACCGCCGAGCGCCTGATGAAGTCGACTCTGCGCACTGCAACCGCCGACAACGACATCAACGCGATCAAGTCCATGGGCTTGATCCCCGAGGGCTACGCTGTCAACCACTTTTTGACCGACACCAACGCATGGTTCTTGATCACCGATGCGCCCAACGGCCTGAAGATGTTCCAGCGTTCGCCCATCCGCACCGCCTTCGAGGGTGACTTCGACACCGGCAACGTGCGCTACAAGGCCCGCGAGCGTTATTCGTTCGGCTGGTCTGATCCCCGTGGTATCTACGGTTCCCCCGGAGCCTAAGAAACCGAGAAAAGGGCCCCTTGTGGGCCCTTTTCTTTTAGGGTATATTGCAATCATTCCGGGGTTTTCCGGCGCTTCTGACAGGTCCCGGCCTGACGACATGCAGACAGAGCGCCCCCAACACTCGCATGTGAGGATCAAATGGCAAATACCACTTTCACGGGTCCGGTTCGTTCCCAAAACGGCTTTCAGGCCGTCTCGAAAAACGCCACCACTGGCGCAGTCACCGTGCTGGGCACCTACGGCGCAGCTGAAATTCTGGGTGTGCAATCCCTGTCTGGCGCTGGCGCAGTTGATGTGACCAATGGCGTCACTTCCCTGACCACCACTGGCGCCGCACAGGCCCTGACGCTTGCCAACGGCGTTGCTGGCCAAGTCAAGTACATCGTTCACGCTGTTGATGGCGGTAGCGCTGTGTTGACCCCCACCACCAAAATTGGTTTCTCCACCATCACGTTCACTGCCGTGGGTGATTCCGCAACCCTGGTCTACACCGCCGCAGGCTGGGCAGTTGTCGGTTCCAAGGGCGTGACCATCGCTTAATCTAGGGGCCTGTCATGTTCCAATTTGACGTAAAGTCGAAAACGATGACGAGCACTGGTGCCTCCGGCATCGGCACCCCTCGTGCTCGCATCAAAGCAATCTACTACGTTCCGGGCAGTTCGGCAGGCTCTATCTCGTTTAAGGATGGAGGCTCCGGCGCGACCGAGCTGATCAATTTAGCAACTCCAGCCAACACGTCGGGCACTGGCTCAATGTACGTGTTGATTCCTGGAGACGGGGTTCGTTTTGAAGCAGACCCCTATCTCACCCTCACGAACGTGACCTCGGTGACGTTCTTCTACGGCTAAGGAGTCCAACATGGGACGCGCAGCAAAAATGGCAATTGACCAGTACCAAGGCGAAGTGCAGCCGGGTGCAAACAAGCAGGACATGTCCAAGGGCGGTCCCAAGCAAACCCCTCGCAAGGACTACCAGAAGCCGTTTGCTTCTCCGTCCCCGCGTGGCGTTGGCCAAGCCCGCAACAAGCCCTGCAAGATGTACTGACATGGCAAAGAGCCCTGCTTGGCAGCGTAAGGAAGGCAAGAGCCCCTCTGGCGGTTTGAACGCCAAGGGGAGGGCTTCTTACAACAAAGCAAATCCGGGTAAGCCCGGCCTGAAGGCGCCCCAGCCCGAAGGCGGAGCTCGCAAAGATTCATTTTGTGCCCGCATGGAAGGCATGAAAAAGAAGCTGACGAGCACCAAGACCGCGAAAGACCCGGACAGCAGGATCAACAAATCGCTTCGAAAGTGGAAGTGTTGAGATGGACCTGAGCACGGTATGGACCAGCGCACTCACGATCATCATGGCCCTCATGGGGATGATCATGCGCTCACGCGAGGCAGAAAACGCAGCACTTCGAGAGGATCAGAAAAAAGATCGCGAAGAGATGCAGCGTCTGCAGGTCTTGCTCAATCGCACTCGGGAAGAGGTAGCCAAAGAGTATGTCACCAAAGTCGAGGTGCACAACGACATCAATCGTGTCCTTGTTCGCTTGGAGCAGCTTGATGCCAAACTGGACCGACTGATTTTGGAGAAACGCGATGCCAGCGGTAAGTAAGAAGCAAAAGCGTCTGATGGACGCGGCGGCACACAACCCGGCTTTTGCCAAGAAGGTTGGTATTTCCGCCAAGGTCGCAAAAGAGTATAGTGAGGCGAGCAAGGGGCTCAAATTCAGAAAAGGTGGTGGTGAAATGAAAAACTGCGGAACCAAAAAAGGCTATGCCAAAGGCGGCTTGGCCACTCGTGGTGAGGGCATGGCCAAAAAGGGGTTTGCCAAAGGAGGTCAAGTGACCGCTTCCGGCGCTGATACAGCAGGCCCTCAGGGCAAGATGCTCAGCCAGCCCGTGAAAAAGACCGTGTCCGGGGACAATGTCCAAGTGCGCGGTGTTGGCGCTGCCCGTGCTCGCGTTGCAACCATCTACTAAGCCATGACAACCTCCGGCACATCCGACTTCAATTTGGAGTTTGATGACATCATCATCGAAGCGTATGAGCGCTGCGGGATTGAAGTCAGGGATGGGTACGACATGAAAACGGCCATGCGGTCGATCAATCTCATGTTCGCAGAATGGGCCAACCGGGGCTTGAATCTTTGGACAATTGAGCAGAGGCAAGTTGCGCTTGAGACAGGGGTATACGAATACACCCTGCCAACAGACACCGTAGATGCTTTGTCGGCGGTAATCCGAACAAACGCAGGGCTCCCGACGCAGCAAGACATCACAGTGGACCGGATTGGGTATGCGGAATATATCCACATCCCCAACAAGTCGACACAGTCTCGCCCGGCGCAATGGTTTATCCAGCGGACCGCTCCCGCCAAACTCTTCCTATACCCGGCCCCTGACGCGACGCAGACCTACATCTTCCGCTACTACGCCATTCGACGCATCCAGGATGCAGGGACCTTCACCAACACCGCTGATGTGGTGTTCCGTTTCTTGCCTGCCCTGATTGCAGGCGTGGCCTACTACTTGTCGGTCAAGAAGTCCCCGGACCGTGTTCAGCTGCTGAAAGCCATGTACGATGAAGAGTTTGGCCGTGCCGCAATGGAGGACAGAGAGCGCTCTGGCTATTTTGCCGTTCCGATGTACCAGCAGAGGTGACGGATGCCAGCAGGATACGTATCAGGCAAGTTTGCAATTGCGCTGTGCGACCAGTGTGGGCAACGCTTTAAGCTGAACGCCCTGATCAAGGACTGGAAGGGCTTCAAGGTCTGCCGGGAATGCTACGAGCCTAAGCATCCGCAGCTGGAGCCCAAGCGGACGATCAATGAGCCTATTGCGCTCTACCAGCCGCGCCCAGAGGCCCGGATGGCGGTTACCGTGTATGTAGGCACCACCGTTGACACGTCAATCGCCAGCGTGGGTATGATGCCGATGCCGTATGCGAAGCAGCTTGTGGCGGGAGGAATACTGTCTCCCGTAAAGGTGGTGATCACATGAACTACTCAGAACTTAAAACCACGATTCGGGACTACACCGAAAACACCTCCTTCACCGACGAAGAGCTTGCCACGTTCATTCGACAGGCCGAACAGCGCATCTACAACACGGTGCAGTTGGCCAATTTGCGCAAGAACGTCACGGGCGACCTGTCCGCCAACAACAAGTACCTGTCCGCTCCGGGGGACTACCTGTCTACATACTCTTTGGCTGTGTATTCGTATGCCTCCTCCACGACTTCCGTTGTGGAAGGCGAGTCGTTCGTTACCCCCTCCTCCACAACCAACATCGTGGTGGGTCAGCATGTGTATGGGACGGGGATCGCAGACGGGGCAGCGGTCACTTCCGTAGCGGACGGACTGGTCTACCTGAGCTTGCCCAACACCGGCTCTTGGACGGGCACCGCTGTGTTCCAGGGGGACTATTTGTACCTCCAGAACAAGGATGTCAACTTCATCCGGCAGGTCTATGCGGACCCTCGCTACACAGCACAGCCCAAATACTATGCCATTTTTGGACCTGTGACGAATTTAGACACGGAGCTGTCTTTCATCCTGGGGCCCACCCCGGATATCGCCTACAAGGCCGAGCTGCATTACTATTACTACCCCGTCTCGATGACGGACACCGTTGCCAACCCCACTGGGACAACATGGCTGGGGGACAATTTCGACTCTGCCCTGCTGTATGGCTCGCTTGTCGAGGCCTATACGTTCATGAAAGGCGAGTCGGATATGATGAGCCTGTACGACACCAAGTACAAGGAGGCCCTGCTGCTCCTGAAGAACCTGGGCGACGGCAAACAGCGGGGCGATGCATACCTGGACGGTCAGGTCAAGAATAAGGTGCAGTGATGTTTACAGCAGGTCTGGTCACCAGTTTCAAACAGCAAATCTTGCTCGGTCAGCACGATTTGGACACGGACGTCATCAAAATTGCCCTGTACGGCCCATCCGCCATTTTGGGCCCAGACACGACCGAATACACCACGGTAGGAGAGGTGACCAGCACTGGCTACACCGCAGGCGGCCAAGTGCTCTTGAACGCCCTCGTCAGCGCCGGAAATGGCACTGGCTATGCGACATTCAGTGACCCGATTTGGTATGCCACGACTTTTACGGTCCGTGGGGCCTTGATCTACAACTACACCAAGTCCAACAAAGCAATTGGCGTCTTGAACTTTGGCCTTGACCAAGTTACATTAACGCAAGACTTCAAAATCCAGTTCCCCGCGAACAACCCCGAAACAGCAATCATCCGAATTTCCTGAAGGAGCGACTCATGTCTATCGAAAAAGCAAAAGCCACAGATACCGTGAGCAGCGGATTGATTGCTGGCACCAAGTCTGGCGAAGCCGCCAAAGCCACCGGCAAGTTCACCATTGAATGCTTGGACAAAGATGGCAACCTGAAGTGGCGTGCCGAAGAAAGCAACCTGGTGGTCAACGTTGGCCTGCAATACATGGCTGGTGCCGGCCTGACTTCCACAACCCAGATCACTACTTGGTACATTGGTCTGTACGGCGCAGGCGCATCCAACACCCCCGCAGCCACTGATACGTTGGCCATCCACGCTGGTTGGACCGAGATCACCCCGTATGCTGGTAACCGCCCGACGGCCACCTTTGCCGCGGCTACCAACGCCAACCCCTCGGTTGTGACCAACTCAGCTTCGCCTGCCTCATTTAGCATCAACGCCACAGCCACGGTTGGTGGCGCGTTCCTGTGCTCTGTGAACTCTGGCACGTCCGGCACGTTGTTCTCGGCCGCTGACTTCCAGTCCCCTGGCGACCGCACTGTCGCATCAGGTGACACGCTGAACGTGACTTACACATTCAGCTTGGCTGGTTAATTTTTGGAGTAGTTTATGGCGTTTGTACTTGCAGATCGGGTTAAAGAAACCACAAGCACTGCGGGCACGGGCACCATAACGCTACTTGGTGCCTCTACCGGGTATCAGTCTTTTTCGGCAATAGGTAACGGTAACACAACCTTTTACTGTATTGCCGGGCAGGGAACTTCTGAGTGGGAGGTTGGGATTGGAACCTACACCTCTTCTGGTACGACTCTTTCAAGAGACACGGTGTTGGCGTCTAGCGCGGGCGGCACAACAAAGGTAACGTTTTCCGCAGGAACCAAGGATGTTTTTGTTACCTACCCGGCTGAACGTTCTGTTTACAGCACGGTACCCACAAACGGGCAGTTGTTGATTGGTAACGGCACCGACTATTCTGTTGCAAACCTTACCGCCGGTTCTAATATCACCATTACCAACTCTGCTGGCGGAATAACCATCAGTGCTTCTAGCAGTGGTGGTAGCAGCGCAGGTTCTACTATCTATCTGTCCAATTATTTTGGAGGCTTTCAATAATGGCTGTAACGGCAACACCAATTTTCAGTCAAACGCCTAACGTAGGTGCTTTGAATGCCGTACTTTCTACGGCAATGACAAACACGACAACGTTTGATGGAACGATGGCCGCTGGAACGGCTATGGTTTTGGCTTACACGGCGGGTGTAAACGGCTCCCGCATAGACCAAATTAGCGTTCGTCTTGGTTCTACTAACGGCGCCACTGCTTCTGGAACATCAGCAGCAACAGTAGTTCGTTTTTGGATAAACAACGGTTCCGCAAATACCACAGCCGCCAATAACATCTTTATTGGTGAAGTTGCGGTGCCTGCAACCGCTGTGACTGCCGCCGGGACATCGGCGCTTGCGTACTATCTTTTGACGGTTCCTTCAAACGGCCTTAACATCCCCGCCAACTACAGGATTTACGCCGGTTTGACTGTTGCAGCAGGCGGCACAAACATTGGTATTTCTGTCCAAGCGCTTGGCGGAGACTACTGATGAAATCCTTACAAGCTTCCGCATTTGGGTATTTACCTACCCAATTTTTGCCCGCCATTAAAACGGTTGGAAGCTCGTACGCGGTTCAACCAACGGATTCGCAAACAGTTATTGCTTATGGATCAACTGGTCAAATTACTGTTTCTCTTCCTCCTGCTGTTCAAATAGGTGCAGGCTTTACTTGTTATATTTGGAATACTGGAGCAAACGTTTCTGCTGCTTCGTCAACTGTAACTATTGATCCTTATGGGTCAGAAACGATTGACTACGCAAGTACATTGGTTTTGCGCGCTGGCGAAGGCATGCAAATATATTGTGACGGCACCAACTGGCAGTCCTTCACAAAGAAGCCAATGCGGTTATACGCAGAAAATGCATCGTTTCAAGCAGGCCGTCCTAATGCAAGCGGAAACCGTTCTGTTGCTATTGGATGGAGCAGTAGTGCTACAGGTATTGGNNTAGGGCTACAGGTATTGGGGCCTTTTGTGCGGGACAGCTAGGAACATCTTCTAATGATGGTACTGTTGCTATTGGGGCGGGTGTGAACGCAACCGGAGCAGGCGCTGTTGCTCTTGGTGCTAGTGCTTATGCTTCTGGCGCTCGTTCTGCTGCTTTTGCCACCAATGATTCCACTGCAACATATGGCGCGTTAAATTCAGACGCTTTTGCTTCAGCTAACAACGCAAAAGCAAGTGGTTCAGCCGCCATTGCAATGGGTCCAACATCCATTGCATCTGCCACCAATTCAATTGCACTTGGTAATACTGCCGTAGCATCGGGCACCAACTCAATTGCGTTGGGTAACCTTTCAGATACACAAGGTATTATCAACAAAACTGCTGTTGGTTCTGCGGCTACTGGCTACCAGATGGGTAACGTGCTTTTGCGGAATCAAACCGTTGATGCAACAGCCACGGTGTTGACCGCAAACGCCAGCGCGGCTTCCACAACAAATCAGTGCATACTTCCAAACAATAGCGCGTATTGTTTTTCTGGGATGATTGTGGCGAGGCAACAAGCCGCAGGGGGTACGGCATCTGCCGCATGGAAGGTTGATGGCTTGATCCGTCGAGAAGCTTCTGCTGCCACCACCACGTTGGTAAATAGTGCGCTGACCGTGATCAGTAACGTTCCTGGCTGGGCAATTGCACTGTCGGCAGATACGACAAACGGGGGTCTGTCTATTACGGCAACAGGCGCAGCAGCAACAAACATTGCTTGGTTTGTAACGCTACAGACGGCGGAAGTCACATACGCATAAGGAAAACAAAAATGGCAATCCAGAACAACCTTGACAGCTCAGAGTTTGGTATTTCATTCCAGAACGTGTATTACCGAATTTCGCTGGCGGGAGTATCTAGAACCCTGTCAGAAGAGCGCGTGATGTACCATCAGGCAATGATTGATTTGGTGGGGTATGCAACAAAGCCTACGTCAATTGACACCAAGGCAGTTGATTTCCGCCGTTACCACGTGCCTTACGCAGAACTGGAAGCTCAAACGGGCGACACCTTTTTGGCCAAGTGTTATGCGTGGCTGATGAATCATCCTGATATGCAGGGCTGCGTGGGGGTTTAAATGTCCATCACAATCAACCACCAGACACAGAACATTGCACCCACAAGCGGTGTAATGACGATGGGTCCGGTCAACCCTACGATTACAAACTACACCGAAACCAACTACACGGCTACGGTTACAAGTAATGCCATCACGTTGGACTTGGCCAACGGGACGTATCAGACCATTACAACAATGGCGGGCGCAAACGCCATCACGATCCCAGCCGTTTCCGGTCTTGCCGGGAAAAGCATGACTGTGCAAATGGCCTATGCCAGCACGCCAACAAGCGTGACGTTTGCGGTTGCCAGCTCTGGTACGTTGAAATGGCCGGGAGGAACAACTCCTACGGCGACGCTGACAAACGGGAAATACGACATTTACTCGTTTATTTGTGACGGTACGTATTGGTATGGCATTCAAGCTGGAGCAAACTTCTGATGTTTTCGTCCGGTAAGTTTTTTGCAAGCCCCCCTGCGGCAACTCCAACAGACCCGTATTTCAACTATACGACTTTGTTGCTGAATGATACTGGCACTAATGGAGCGCAGAACAATACATTTGTAGATTCAAGCACCAATAACTTCTCGATTACCAGGACAGGTAACACCACTCAAGGATCATTCAATCCTTATGAGCCTACTGGTTCTTGGGCAGGGTATTTTGGCGGCACTCAGTATTTATCTATATCAAACACCAATCCAACAACTACCTTTGGTTCTGGCAATTTTACAATAGAGGCTTGGATATTCCTTACAAGCACCAATATCAGTCAGACAATAGTTGGACTGTGGAATTACACAAATAGCAGACGAAGCTGGGAATTAGCTACGTCAACAACTGGAACATTGAGGATACGTTATTCCACAACAGGTTCAGATAACCTTGGAGCAGTAGGAACTACCGCAGTTCCAACAAACCAATGGGTTCATGTTGCATTTGTTCGTAATGGAACTAGCTTGATTGGTTATCTTAATGGTGTAAACTCAGTAAGCGTTACCACATCAAGTAGTTTATATGCAAACACACTTGATCCAGTAAGAATTGCATATTCTGGCGATGGTGGTTTTACGTTGCCCCTTACAGGTTATATATCAAACGTCAGGGTTGTAAACGGCACGGCTGTTTACACAGCTAATTTTACGCCCCCGACCGCAGGTTTGACCGCAATTAGCGGAACTTCTATATTGTGTTTGCAAAGCAACCGATTTATTGATAACAGTAGCAACAACTTTTATATTGCTCCTTCTGGCCCTCCGTCTGTAACAGGCTTTAACCCTTTTGCTCCTACGGCTAGTTATACCACTTCAGCGTATGGCGGTAGTGCGTACTTTGATGGTGCTGGGGATTATTTAACAGTTCCTTCAAATGCTGCTTTTAGCTTTGGAACAGGAGACTTTACTGTTGAGTTTTGGATGTACATGACTTCTTATGGAAGCGATAACCAAAACATTATAGATTTCCGAGGCAGTGCTGGTTTTCCTCAAGTCAATATTGCTATTTATTTAGAAAACGTAAGCGGAACAGGAACAAAACAATTACGCTTGTGGAATGGATCAGCAGACGCGGCCGCTACTGTCAACAATTTTGTTTTAAATTCATGGGCGCATATTGTCGCCACAAGATCATCAAACAGTTTAAGGTTTTTTGTTAATGGCGGTCAAATTGGAAGCACTACAACAGTAACAACAAATTATTCAAACTCAAGTGGCGTATATGTTGGAGCATATACAGGCGGCGCTGCTCCTTATTATGGGTATATAAGCAATTTGCGTGTAGTTAAAGGCACAGCAGTCTATACCGCCGCATTCACGCCTCCCACGGCTCCTGTGACAGCCATTAGCGGTACTTCATTGCTGCTTGATTCCACCAATGCAGGTATCTATGATGCTACCGCTCTCAACAATATGGAGACTGTTGGTAATGCTCAAGTGAGTACCACTCAAGCTAAGTGGGGCAGTAGCTCTATGTACTTTGACGGTACAGGGGATTATTTAAAATTTGCCAACAACAACGCTTTTGCTTTTGGTGCTGGCAATTTTACCGTGGAGTATTGGATTTACCCACTTAGTTTTTCGGTAAACGCCACTGTTTTTGATACACGTTTAACAGGCTCTTCTACCACAGGGTATTCTGACTATATTTCAATTACCACAGGAAATTTTAATTTATATCTTGGTAACTCAACTGTATTTACGTCTACTTTTGGTCTTACGCTGAACACATGGACGCATATTGCTGTTTGCAGGTCTGGTACATCATTGCGAGTTTTTATAAACGGTGTTCAAAACGGATCAACTCTTACAAACTCAATCAACATGACGGACACTGCTTGTCTTGTTGGCACAAATAGAGGAACCGCGGCAGGATCAATAGGTTCGGCTTATGTAAACGGATACATAGAAGACTTACGAATCACCAAAGGTGTGGCCCGTTATACCGCTAACTTTACTGCTCCCACAGCAGCTTTCCCAACGAGGTAATCATGCTTATTGCAAACCAAGAACTTCAAGTTGCCGACCATCGGGAATTGTTGCCAAACACAATCTTCCCTATTGAAGGTCCGTCTGTTCAAGCAATCATTGATCTGGGGTTTTATCCAGTTACTGTCTGGTTAAGTTATGACCAAAACACGCAGAAACTTGTTCCTTCTACCCCCTATCTAATAGATGGTGTTTGTTATACGGTGAAAGTAGAAGATTTGACTGAATCTGACATTCAGGCTCAAAAAGATGCTGCTATGGCAAACATCAGAGCGCAAAGAAACCTCATGTTGTCAGCAACTGATTGGAGATTTCGCTCAGACATGAATCCTTCTCAAGAATGGAAAGACTACTGCCAAGCCTTGCGCGACCTCCCTGCCAGCATTGTGGCGTCTGGAGCAGACCCGCGCACATGGAATTCTTGGCCTCAATCACCCGATGCACCTATCAATTTAGGCAATGAAGCGGTAACATTGTCCGGTTTAAACTGAACGCAAGTAAGGGAGGCGCATGTTTGGTTTTGCCAGTTTTGCCCAAACACCCTTTGCGGGCCTGCCGACAAATGCTTTTTCTGCTGTTATCTCAGAAACAGCTACGGGGGCTGACGCGATATCAGCGGCAGCGGCATTCCGTGCGGTTCTTTTGGATGCCGCAACAGCCTCTGATTCCATTTCCAGCAGTGGTACGTTTAACCCCGCCATAGCAGAAACCGCCACCGGGGCCGACGCTATTTCAACGCAAATGACTGCGACTTCTTTGGTTTTGGAGTCCGCCAGTATTACAGATGCGGCCATCGCAGGGCTTCTCATTTCTGCGGAAATTAGCGAAACATCCACCGGCACTGATCTGGTATTTTCAAACTTTCTTTTTTCTGCCAACATTTCTGAAACCAGCACTGCATCGGACTTGATCTACGCTGCGGCAGGCATTCGTGCTGTGCTTTTGGAGTCAGCCACGGCCTCTTCCACGGCCTCGTCAAAGGGCACATTCAAGCCTGTGGTGTCCGAGACCGCCACGGCCACTTCGGTTGCAGCGGCCAACGGCACATTCAAGCCCCGTGTGGTGGAACTGGCCCTGGCTACGGATAGCCCTTCGACCACGGCGGAGATGTATGCCTCAACGGCGGAGACAGCTCAAATTTTGGACGCACTGAGCGGCCAGTACTTGTGGATTCCCGTGGATGACACACAGTCGGCTGCGTGGCAGAATATCGACAATTCCCAGGCTTCAGGCTGGCAGGATGTGGATGACACCCAAGTGCCAAACTGGCAAAACACCACAAATTGAGGGTAAAACATGGCAACAGCAGCAACATCGCTTTTGGGTTTGGCCCTCCCGGTTACAGGCGACCTTTCCGGCCTCTGGGGTGACGTAGTCAACAACTCGATCACGTCGCTCTTGGACAGTGCAGTGGCGGGTACCACCACGCTTTCCTCTGACGTGGATGTGACATTGGATGCCACAAGTCTGGTGGCCAACCAAGCCCGAAGCGCTGTTTTGCGGTGCACAGGCGCTCGCACAGGCATCAAAACCATCACTGCGCCCGCTCAGAGCAAGGTGTACGTGGTCATCAACTCCACCACTGGCGGATATGCTGTCAAGTTGGTTGGCGCAGGGCCCACGACAGGGGTCACAGTAGGCAACGGTGAAGCTGCCCTGATTGCCTGGAACGGCTCTGACTTCTTTGCAATCTCCACCACCGACATCACCAAGCTGTCCGGGGTGCTTGGTCCCGCGCACGGAGGCACCGGGGTCTCCAACGACCCGGCAAGCACCGTCGCGATCACCGGGGCATTCTCCCTGACGATCACCCTGTCAAATAATACGACGCTCACTTTCCCCGTCTCAGGGACTTTGGCAACGCTGGCAGGGGCGGAAACCCTCACCAACAAACGAATTGATCCTCGTGTTTCCACGTCAGCAACGCTGACGACTTTGACTCCGGACGTGTCCGCTTTTGATCAGTATTGCCTGACGGCGCAGGCTTCTGCGTTGGCAATCAATGCGCCGACAGGTTCTCCGGTTGATGGCACAAAACTCGTCATACGAATCCTTGACAACGGCACTTCTCGAGCCCTGACCTGGAATGGAACTTTCACGGCAATCGGCGCAACGCTGCCGACTGCCACTACGATCTCCAAGATGACGTATGTTGGGTGCGTGTACAACGCTGCTAACACGCGCTGGGATGTCCTGGCCGTGGCCACTCAGGCTTGATGAGTGGAACAGGGGGTAAAACATGGCTGACAGATATTGGGTAGGCGGATCAGGTACTTGGAACACCACCAACACTGCCAACTGGTCCACGTCTTCCGGTGGCCCAGGGGGAGCGGCTGTTCCTACCTCAGCGGACAACGTCTACTTCGATTCGGCTTCTGCCACTACAAGCCAGACCATCTCGTTTAGCACTTCCATTCGCTGCCTTAATTTAGACTTTACCGGATTCGTGGGCCGCACAAGCGGGTCACTCACCTCTTTGCAAATTTACGGTAATTTGACGCTTTCTGCCACCGCCACTTATTACGGCACTTCAGGGTCTCTGTACTTTTATGACACTTCCGGGACATATACGATCACGACAAATGTACACTTCCTCTTTGAAAATGGCCCTAGTAGTATCAGGCATGTTCCATTTGGCCAAACATAAGGGTCAACACCGCAGTGCGATCTGTATGTCGTCCTGTAA